CGTGAAGAAAGTTCTGGCCGAGCGCATAAACAAGGGCGAGATCACCGCCGAGGATTACAAGCGCATCACTGGTGACGACTATGACGTGGCCTGAGCTGTGTGAGAAGCTGCTGACCCAGCTTGAAGCGCAGGGCGAGAACATGAGCACCGAGCGTGCAGAGTTCGGGGTGCTGATGGTGGACTGTGCCATGCGCGGGTGCGGGACTGATCCGGGCATGAAGGGAGATGGTAGCAATGGCGATTAAAGCCTATTCGTATGCGAAGGACGGGAACAGAAAGCTCTCCGCAAATTTTGCGGTGAAGGAGTTCCGCTGCAAGGATGGGAGTGACCCGATCTTTATTGACGATGAGCTTGTGACCCTGCTGCAGAAAATCCGGGATCATTTCGGGAAGTCTGTGACGATCACGAGTGCATACCGTACCGCCGCCCACAACAAGGCGGTGAAGGGGGCGACCTACAGCCAGCATTGTTACGGCAAGGCTGCGGACATCCGGGTGCAGGGCGTGGGTGTTGAAGCTGTGGCTGCCTATGCCGAGACCCTACTGCCGAATCGTGGCGGCATCGGGCGCTATCCTGTAAAGGCGGGACGCCCTGCTGGTTGGGTACATATCGACACCCGCGCGGCAAAGAGCCGGTGGGTAAGCTGAAAGTAGGAGGAAAACAGTATGGAGAACATTCTGAAAGTTTTTCTGATGGCATTCCCTGAATGGCTGGCCTGCATCTTCATGGTGGTCGGCCTTGTGGTCACGGCGCTGGCGGCGGTACGTCTGGGTTACGGCCTTGTGGTCGCAAAGACCGTGTACAAGTGGATCGTCAACGCGGAAGAAAAGTTCGGCGCGGGTGCAGGCGCAGAGAAGAAAGCGCACGTTATCGCGGTGCTGCGCGGCTACACCCCGGACTGGCTGGACTGGGTAATCAATGAGCGGACGCTGGATTGGATCGTACAGCTTGTGTTCGACTTTACCAAGAAGAAGCTCGAAGATTACATGGCAAAGAAATCCGTGGAAACCACCACTGTGGCCCGTTTCGGTAAGGCGGGGGAGGACAAGCGTAATGACTGACGAGGAACTGGAACATCGCCTGACAGCGGTCGAAAACCGTGCACAGAGCAACACCCACCGGCTGGACGAGCTGGGGAAGCTGACCGATGCAGTAAACGGAATGAACACCAATATCAAGTTGACCATCCAGCAACTCGAAAACACAAACAAGAGCCTTGAAATTGTAACGGCTCAAAACAAAAAGCAGGAGGACCGCCTCACCGCGCTGGAAAAAGCCCCCGGAACATTTGGGAACAAACTTTGGTGGGCTGTGATTGCGGCGTTGGTTTCCGGCCTTGTGGCCTATGAACTGACGATGCTTCTGCACTGAAATGAAAATCCCCCGCTGGCAATCCGAGAGGAAAGCTGGCGGGGGATTTTTTATTTGCAGAATGGCTACAAAAATATTACAGTTTACGCAGACCGGCGACCATCGGCGGAGCGGTAGGGTTCCAGAAGCAAAAAATACTTTGGCGCAGCATAAATGCGAAAGTTCGTCTGTTGATGCGTCAGGCGGACCAAACNGATATAGCGTATAGTGTGTGCCGTTTTGACCAATGTGTCCGCGAGTGGAGCACAATGGGGTTCAAGAGGCCGTGAGTTCGATTCTCGCCACTCGGACCAAACGCTTCTCAGTCGAACTTGATTTATCAAAGTTCAACTGGGGAGCGTTTTTATTTTTGTTTTCAGTTTCTTCGGAAATGTTAAAATAAATAAGCAGTTCGGAATCGCTAACTTCTATATTTGTTACGAAAGTGTTAATAAGACGGCGTTTATAGGCATCGTCCTGCTCTGTGGGCTGGGCGTAGAACTGCTGCAACAGGAAAAGATACTGCTCCTTGGTGAAGAGCAGGGGCTTCTCAGCTTCCATCGTGGAGAGCTGATAGGTCAGCGTGTTCTCCTGTTGGGTCAGATCATCCAGACGGGAGATAAGCTGGGGGTTTGCACTGCCGGTTTCGATGGCATCCATGATGTTCTTGCTCCTGCGGCGCACATCCCGGAGTTCCTGTTCCAGCACATCGCGCTCAGCGTTGGGCTTCTCCATGTCGGCTTTCTGCACCTCGACCATCGTTTCGGCAAGGAGTTCAATCGTTTCCGGCTGCAACAGGTGGTCACAGATGGAGCGGATCACCTTGCCCTCTAAATCATCCTTCGGGATATTGCGCTTGCGGCACTGGGGGTTGGAGCAGGCGTAGTAGCGGTACACCTCACCGTTGCCGCCGCTGTGCCCGCTTACGCCCTTCATGGTGCAGCCGCACTTTGCGCAGAACAGTTTGCCGGAAAGCAGATATTCCGCTTTCGGTTCATACTTGGCTTTCAACTGACGGTTGGTTTTCATCATAGCTTGCGCCCTCTTCCATAGATTATCATCAATAATAGCGGGGATCGCGCCCTCGATCCGCACGTTGTACGCCTTGCTGGTATAGACACCGCGGTACATTTCATTCTGGATGATACGGGGGATGCTGCACTTGTTGAAGGGGTTGCCCTGACTGGTGCGCAGACCTTTGGCGTTGAGCTGCTCCACAATGGAAGTGCTGCTCTCCCCGGCGGCGTAATGCTCAAAGATGAAGCGCACGGTGGGCGCGGTCTTTTCATCAATGACGTACTTCTTGTTCTCGTCGGTGGTCAAGCCCAGAGAACGGCAACGGTTGATAGCCTGCCCTTTCAGCGCGCTTTCGCGCATACCGCGGCGCATCTTCTCTGCCAGCTCTGCGGAGTAGTATTCGGCAAGGGCTTCCATCAAACCTTCAATGATAATGCCCTCTGCGCCCTCCACGTTGCTTTCGGCGGCATAAAGAATCTCTATGCCGTTGTCCCGCAGACGCTTCTTGTACACGGCACTGTCGTACCGGTTGCGGGCAAAGCGGTCTGTTTTCCAGCAGATCACCATATCAAACGCGCCCTTGTCGCCGTCGTTCATCATCTGTTGGAACGCGGCGCGGTCGTCAGTCTTACCGGAGATATGCCGGTCAATGTATTCGTGAAGGATGGTCAGGCCGTGGAGCTTGGCGTAATTCTCGCAGTCACGGCGTTGCCCTTCGATGCTCTGTTCTGTCTGCCCGCTGCCGCCGGAGTAGCGGTAGTAGGCAACAAGGCGGTTGCCGCCCTCGACTTTCTTTCTTCTCATATATAGTATATCCTTTTAAAATGCCCTGTTCTTCCAGACGGAAGGATGGGGCATTATTTTTTTACGCACGAAAAAGCCTACCGGGTACGGCTCCGGTGGGCTTTTTCTTTTTGCATGGCGGTCAGCGGTGACGCTTTAACCACTCGTCTGCGGCGCGCTGAAGAACTAACCGGCGGTAGTACGCGATTCTTTCTCCGGCGGCTCGCTCTTTTCCACAAGCGACTTGTACTCGTCGCTCTCGGCAATGCGCTGGGCTTCGCTGTCGGGCACTGCCGCGCTCTGGGCGGCATGGGATGTAGACCGGCTGAACACATTATGGAAGTATTTCAGTACCACATCCCGATCCTGCGGGCTAAGGTCCAGAAATCCCTCCACAATGGCCCGGTGTTCTGCACCAAGATCATACTCGGCGCAGAGCTTGTCCAGAACGGTTTCCCGCGTCTGCTCAAACATTTCACCCTCGCCGGTGCGGAGCCAGTGTTCATTGACCCCGAACTCGCGGCAGATGGAGCGGATGGTCTGATCCGTTGTTCCGTTGACCCCGTTTTCGATACGGCTGACAGCAGACTTGCCCATACCGATTACAGAGCCGAAATCCTCCATCGAAAGATTTTTCTCTTTGCGGAGGACTTTAATTCTTTCACCGATGGTCATTTATTTTATTCACCACCTTTCTGCAATCTCATTATAGCAAATAAAGTTCCGAAAATCAACAAAAGAATCCCAGAAAACCATTGACAATGTTCCGAGAATTGACTATAATGACACTGTAAAGTTCCGACAGGCAACACAAAGGGAGGTGAAGAAGTGTGATCCACCAAAAAGCATTTGATGAACTCGACGTGGACGAAGTGCTGAAACACTACGGCTACAAGCCGGGAGAAGTTCACCGAAACGGCGTTGGCTGCGGCGTATGGCGCAGGGAGGAAGCATTTCAGAAGTTGGGCAGCATCAAGGAATTTATGTTGGCTGTCGATGAAAAAGAAAAAGCCCGGATCGAGTTCAACTACGACCCGGACTTCCCGGCGGCATTGCTTGTCACCTACGTTACATTAAAGGTGTAACGTCAGTTTCCCAAGAGAGTGCAGGAACATCCTTTTGGGAAGAAGATGGAAGATTCAAAATCTTCCGGGGAAGTCCACGCAACTTTGGCAGCTTCAAGGCCGGAGCTTCCAAGTTGTTCAAAAACGTCCCATGCGCCTTGCTCCATTTTCTTACAAGCTGCTGCACGTTCGGAAATGGGAAGGGCGCGAAGATCAACAAGATAGTATTTCATAAGTTCACCCCCTTTCCGTCCGGGATGGTTTGATTATATCACGGCAGGAAGGGGCGGACAACACGAGGAGGTGAGAGGATGCAGAAAGAGAAAAGTATATACGCGGATGTTCTGGAAAGTGCGATTAGCTGGCGTGTGCGTGATATGTATAACCTCTACGGAACGATTCGCCGTGTACTATTTGAGGGGCGCAGGGCGGAACGGGCTGCGATGCTGTCCGAACTGATAAAGATGCAGGGCGGTAACATCGGCGGGTCGGCAAAGGCCGAAACGCTGGACGACCGCCTGAAACTTGCCCGCGAGCTTGAGAATATCAACGCCGGAGAAGAGGTTATTCTGTTCAAGGACAACAAGTCCGGCAAGCTGGTCTGGGTCAGACTGAACGGCGAAAAGTGGCCGTAAAAAAGCTCCCGCTTCTTCCACAAGCAGGAGCTTAGAAAAGAAAGATCATCTGTGCGGACGATGTACAGCGGGCCGATGGGTGAATCGTAGACCTACATCTTATAATACACCCCCTTTCCTGCCCTGATTATAGCACGGCGGGAAGGGGCGGACAACAAGGAGCGTGAGAGTATGAGCGAGAAAGAAAAGATGCAGACGGAAGAGCTGGCAAAGATCATGGACGATGCAAAGCCGCTCGGCAAGTCGGCTCTTTCCTTTATGGCGGGGTTTGTGCAGGGCTACAAGGAAGCCCAGAGCGCAGACCCGGCGGAGAACACCGGTGGAAAGGAGGGCAACGAGGAATGAGGAAGAAGCAGAAGTCGCCCTTCTCACCGTTTCAGGGAAGCCAGACCCGCGAGGGCATTCTGAATATGCTGCTGCAAGACCCGGAACTGTTTGAACGGATTCCGGGGATCACGGCGGAGCAGCGGGAAGCCTACGAGCAGAAGAGAAGAAAGGCGACGGCAGCATGATGGGCGCGGTAGCCGTAACGGTCGTGGCGTTGTGCGTGATCGTGTACACAGCAGCTCGGATGGAGGGAAAGAAAAAATGATTCTTGAAAAACTTCACAGAACAATCAACAATTTCAACAAGACATTCAACTGGCGGCGCTTCCGCCGCGATGCGCTGCACCTGGGAGAAAGCCTGCTGGTGTTCGGCGTGCTGTATGGCATTTTTTCAACCCTGATCTGGGGTGTCTGCTGGCTGTTCAAAATCAATTACAACCCAGATCTCATTGCCGTTGCATGGGCAGTGCCGGTGTTGCTGGACACTTTGGTCAACAAGGCTTATGACTGGAACAATGAAGTCCGGGACTGGGATTGAGAGGTGGGAACGACCTATGGATGAAGCAACAAGAATCTCGCTGAAAGACCAGTTCAACAGCCTTTTGGTACGGGCTATTGAGGGTAGGCGCGGCGGTATGGCACTGATGCGGGTGCTGGAAGAACTGGACTTTTACAATTCCCCGGCCAGCGCGAAGCATCACCTGAATGTCCCTGGCGGTCTGGTGCTGCATTCTCTCAATGTGGCAAGAGCTGCCCTGGAATTGTGCGACAAGATGCCGCAGTTTGCAAAATGCAATAAGGGCGCAGTCTTGACCGCCGCGTTACTCCATGACGTTTGCAAGGCTGGGCAGTACATCAAAAAGCCGGATGGCAGTTACCGTTATGAAGATAGTCACTTGATGGGACACGGTGAAGCATCCGTCAGCATTATCAAAGACTGGATTTTCTTGACCGACACGGAAGCCCTGGCAATCAGGTGGCACATGGGAGCATATAGCGGAGAGCAGGACTGGGGAACGCTCAGCAAAGTATACGACCGCTGCCCGGAAGCCCTGTGCCTGCACATGGCTGACATGATCGCAACGCACATCATGGAGGTAGAAGAGTGAGCAGAGGCACTGCCTACTATGATCTTCCGAATGGTGAGCGAATAGAACTGCCGCCAACCATGCCGGATGTTGAGGAAGTGCCGGGACCCCTATGTGATGGAAAATTTGAATTGCCAGAAGCCGTAAAAGAAATGTTCAAGTGGATGGATGAAACATTCGGAACATGGGAAAGCGACTTCAGCAGTTTCAAAATCTGGATGAAATTGCGGAAAAACTTCAATCCACCGGTGCGCTGGGAAGCGGTGCAGGACAAGCGTCGAAACCCAAAGCCTTTGGGCCGAAACACCTATTTATATAAAGCGAGGAAGATCAAGAGCTTGGCAAGAAGTACACATACCAGAGCATCCCTGCACAAGGGAAAACAAAAGGGTACTGAAGAACAGTGCAAGCACACATTCAAGATAACCGCAGCCCGGTGCGCACCTTGCAGTGGTTACAACGTGGAGTGCAAGCACTACGAGAGAAACAATGCTGCCGATACAAAGCATAGTTCTTCTCTAGCGTAAGATAAGCAGCCCTTCTAGCGTAAGATAAGCAGCCCTGCACCGCAGAAGCGGGGCTGCTTTTTATATGGCGCAGAGCACTTCTTATAGGCGGAAGTGCTGCGAATGGGGTCAGACCCCGTCTGCGCCTTGGTTGTTTTCCATGAAAGCCGGGAAACTTTGAAACCGGTTGCCCGGCATAGCGGAATGGTGCTGTACAGCAGCGTCCTCCTTTCCGTTCAAGCCCGGTGAAAGACCGGGCTGCCATTTCCGCGAAAGACGCACCCGCATGGATTTGACGGGAATGGGTGCGCCGCAGCATGAGCGTAGAAATGCCCTGTTCAATCCGCCCAGGAACAAAAGCGGTAGGCCATTGCCGTGGCCGCCCCGTCCGGCGCTCTCTTGCCGGGCGGGTCTGATATGCGGACGCATAGAGGATGATCCTGCTTCTGACTATCCCCCATAAGCAGGAAAGCCGGTTCGATGCCGGCCGTCCGTGCAAGAACAAAAAGCAGAAGGGAGAAGAACAATGAAAGGGTACTACATGACGTTCAGGTGCAGGCTGTGCGGGAAGACCTTCACCAACGGCGGAACTGGTGATAAAGAGACAGCCTGGACCGCAACGGCAAATGCGATATTTGCCGCCAGTGGAATTGGGCCGTTGAAGGAACTTGAAAACCAACCGCTTGTGCATGAAACGCATTGCTGCGAAGACGGCAGTTTCGGCGTTGCGGATTTTCTGGGAATGAAGTGGGCAGAAGATGACGAAATTGTGGCAGATTATTTGATCGGCAGCAGCCCGTGCCAGGACTTACCCCATAAAGCAAGGTGGGGTGACAAGAAGTGATCCACCTTGGAGATATCACAAAGATACATGGCGACCAGATAGAACCCGTACACTGCATCACTTTTGGTTCGCCATGTCAAGACTTGTCCATTGCAGGACGCAGGGCAGGACTTGCGGGAGAACGGTCTGGATTGTTCATGGAAGCGGTTCGGATCATAAAAGAAATGAGGAGGGCGACACATGGAAGTTATCCAGTTGTCGTTATTTGGGAAAATGTTCCCGGAGCGTTCAGTTCAAACGGCGGAGAAGACTTCCGCGCCGTGCTGGAAGAACTTGCCCGCGTGGAACAACCAGACGCTTCAATTCCTAGACCTCCGAGGGGGGGGCAGATGGAGCAAAGCCGGAGCAATCGCCGGGAACGGATGGAGCTTGGCTTGGCGACAGCTCGACGCTCAATATTGGGGAGTGCCCCAGAGAAGAAAACGGATCGCTCTTGTCGTGGATTTTGCAGGTGGACGTGCCGGAAAAATATTATTTGAGCGCGAAAGCCTGCCGGGGCATCCTGACCAGAGCATCCAGACGTGGCAAGAAGTTGCAAGAACTGCTGGAAACCGCCCTGCTGGAAATGATCGAATGGTGGGCCAGCAGGGGGGGCAAGCCTACACCTTGAAAATCCGGTCAGGCTGTGCCGGGGGCGGCAAAGGCGCACTGGTGCAGACAGAAAAAACAGGAACGCTTTCGACGCTACAGGATCAGACCCTTTTTCAGCCGGTCTATTGCCTAGCAGGAAACATTATTGATCGCTCTGAAACGGCCGGCGCAAATGGTTCCGGCGTGAATGAAAATCAGAGCTACACGCTGAACACTGTTGACCGTCCAGCAGTAGCGTATAAGGTCTTTGATGCACGGGGAAATGGCGATGGAAAGATAGTTCCAACCATTACCGGAGACCATGAAAGCAGAGTGACCGACTACACCGCGATTCTGGCAGAAAGATACATAAACGCCCCAATCCAAACAACAACAGGTACGCTATCGCCCGGCGCACACGCAGGCAGCTACAATGGGCAGGATGCGTATAACGATATGCTTGTTCGTGGACAGGATAAAAGATTGCTCAAATGGATCGTCCGCAGACTGACCCCAGCGGAATGCGAACGCCTGCAAGGCTACCCGGACGGATGGACGGACATTGGAGAATGGACGGACACCAAAGGGAAAAAGCACAAGGCGGCAGACAGCCCGCGTTATAAGGCACTGGGAAACAGCATCGCACTTCCGCAGTGGTTCTGGATTGCCCAAAAAATGAAGTCATACATGGGCGATGGCGCAAAGTTGGGAAGCCTGTTTGACGGGATTGGCGGCTTCCCACTGGTATGGGAAACTACATACGGCATCGGGACTGCTCGGTGGGCATCGGAGATTGAAGAATTTCCGATTGCCGTTACAAAGAAACACTTCCCGGAAAGGAAAGAATATGAAAATTGATGTGGGAAAAATCGCTCTGGTGGCGGTCATGATTGCAGGCATACAGACTGGCGTGCTTTATCACCGTATTGATGATCTGGAATGTCAGCGGGATATTTACAAGTCCCGGTATGAGGACTGGGAAGGCGTTTCAAAGGAAGTAGCAGAATACGCCGACACACTGCGGGATTCTCTGAAAGCACGGGACCGGCTGGATGGGAAGCTGCTGGTTGAAGATGCTGGAGATTTTCTCTGTACAGCCTATTGCACCGAAAAGCGAGAGCACATCTGCGGAACAGGAACCGGGATCACAGCCAGCGGTGCCCCCGTGGAAGCTGACGTGACGGTGGCGGCAGACCCGGACGTTTTTCCGTTCGGGACCGTCCTCTACATTGAGGATGTGGGCGTGAGAATCGTTCAGGATACCGGAGCCAGCGTAAAAGGAAAGCATCTGGATGTTGCCGTTTCCGGCAGCCACAAAGATGCACTGAACTGGCAAGGCTATGGAACGCACCGGGTCTGGATCATCCAGGAGGCAGCGAAGTGATGTGGGGAAAGCTCCAAACGCACGGAGACAAGAAAAATGACGCAGAAGTTTTGGCTATTGCTGCTGCGGGTGCCCCGTTGGATGTCATGGCTATGTTTTTTGAATCACACATTGAGGAGTTGCCTGACTTGTGCGTTGAAAAACTTGCAGAAGCAGTTGATAAACGCGCCAGCGATACTCCATGTCACCGGGAATCTGAAAACTGGAAAGACCTTGCAGCTTGGGCAAGAATTGAACTTAAAAGGAGAAAAAGCAATGGACGGATTTGTGAAAACACTGGGTGTTCTGATGGTTTTGGCAGCTGTGGCACTGTGGGCGGCACTGATTTTCTTTGTGCCTGCCGCACTGATTAAGTTCCTTTGGCTTTATCTGGTGGCATGATGGACAATGAAACGCTGACACGGATTCTGTCCGCACGATTTATAACGTGTAATGAGCAGGCCCGAAAAGGCAGTAAGGGATGCACGAAAGAGTGCAAACTCTATGAGCTGCAAGAACCGGGTATGACCTGCCGGGACAGCGTCCTTCTCCACGCAGAGGAAGCAAAGAAAATTTTGAAAATAAGGTCGCACAACTCCTGACACAGGCCGCCCGCTGCGGCGGCCTTTTTTGTGAGCATGGGAACAGGCCCGGCCCGGTTCAACTCCGGGATTGCCCAAAACTGAAAGGAGAACACACCGATGCAGAGGTACTACATTTTGCTGAAAGCGACCGGTGCTGGTGGGTGGCCGGGTTGGCTGCCGTACCGGCTGGATGCGGACAGCACCGAACAGGCTGTTGAAAAAGCCAAGGAGCAGGCCGAGAATCATTACCCGGAGTACGAAAAGTTTGAAGTTCAGGCTATCGAAATTGAAAGGAGAAGCAAATGAAGCTGGCAGCAATCGCAAAGCTCATTAAGGCAGATGGGTACTGTAAACTCTACAAAGTGTTCTATGACGATTGCAGAACCTATGATTTGTACATTGGAACCAAAACGGCAATCTTCCCGCTGACCGGATTTCCGAAGGCACAAAATGAAAGTGAGTTGGCAACCCTCCTGGGCATCAGCAAAAAGGAATGGGCAGACATCGAGTTTGATAATGACTGCCCGGATGATCTCCATCACATCGAAGGGATGGATTTGGACGACACGGCAGACGGAGAAATGGACTGCGTGACCGGAAGAATCGGTATCCGGTACTGCGGGTGTGAACTGGTTCCAATGATCGAGCCTGTTTCGGGAACGGTCGGTTTTGTGGATGCGAAGCAGATCATGCCAGTAGCAGATGAAATCCGCAAGAGCGGATATTTCAAATACTGCGCCAGGAAGATGGCGAGTGGCGGACGCTACTATGTTATCAAGGACGGAATGGTGGTGCGCGGCGCGGTGCTTCCTGTAAAGCTGGAACCTCTGGCAAAGTCTGGACTGCGTGAGCTTGCCGACATGGTGAAAAAGACTAGGGATGTTGCCGATGTGGAGGACTTGAGCGAACAGGAGGACAAAAACGATGCGTAAGACTTTGGAACTGCTGGCTTTGTCCACCTGCACTGCCGCGCTGTGCGTAACACTGACTGGGTGTGAAGCAGTCAAGGGCACAGCAAGCGGTGAAAAACCGGTCAAGACGGTATATGTTTACCTGCCGGACGGCACTTTACTGGACAAAGGACGGGCGGACAAGGTAAGTTCGTTTGCACACAATGATCGTATCGTGAAAGTCACGATTGACGGGAAAACATACGAGACCAGCTGGGCCAATGTGGTTTTAGTGGAGGAATAACGATGAGCAAGATTTTGAAAAGTGTAACCTTGGGTGATGTGAAAAATGGTGGCATCTTCAGAGCGCTGGGCAAGGAGTTTGTGAAGCTGGATGCGGACGAACACGGCTGCCTTGTACTGGCAAAGGAAATTTGGACGAGAATGCCGTTCCGTGAAGGTGACGACCCAGAATGCCCCAACGATCTGCGCCGGAGCGAGATTATGCCATATCTGGGTAACTGCCTGGCAGAGTTTACAAAGAACGGCACTCCGCTGAGTACATTCATTCCGCTCAGAATCGACCTTCAGGACACGACCGGCCAGAACGAATACGGAATCTTTGAAGTGAGGATTGGCCTGTTGACCCTGCGCGGGTACGGAAAATATTGGCGGCTGATCCCGAAGGTAGATGCGCCGTGGTGGTTGGCAACGCCTTACGGTACGCCGAATTGCTCTCCGAACACCAACCACAGCCACTTCGTCTGGGCTGTCAGGTCTGATGGCTCCAGCGGCAGCTGGACCTACCACGCGACCTATGGTGTTCGCCCCGTTTTGTGCTTTTCCTCTGCACTCTTGGTCTCTGTCGAGGACAAAAGAGAGGCCGGGTTTTCGCTTTCCGATGTTCCGCTGGATGACCTGCTGGCCGAAATCAAGAGCCGGACGGAGGGCTAATCATGGATGCGGTAAAAAATGACGTGAAGCGGCTGGTCAAAATTGAGCTGGCCGCTGCAAACAAGAAGTTTCGGATGTTTGCAGGGCCGCATGAGGGCGCGGGAATCATCCAAGAAGAAGTCGTGGAAGCTGTGCAGGAAATGAACGGTCTGCGTCAGGAACTCAATGCAATGTGGATGAATGTTTACTCCAACAATCCGCAGATTTCCACGAAGGGTGTATATGACCGGGCTGTTGCTCTGGCCGTGGAAGCTATTCAGACAGCAGCGATGGCCCGGAAGTTTGAGCGCAGCCAGCGCCGTCACTGGCCGGGGGCAAAGGATCCGCACTATGGTGAAGAAGAATGACGCACCTACCGAAATCGAGACCATCACGCTGACCATGAGCCGCCCGGTGGCCGAGGCTGTGCAAGCGGCCTGCGAGTGGTATCTGCGGCTGCACATGGGACAGTTTTGGGATCTGGCAGAAGACTTGTGCTTTGCAAAATTCTACTCGGACGCGGAAAACAATGCGTTTCAGAGCGAGGAACAGCGTAAAAACGCTTTTAATGTTGCGATAGGCCGCAGAAATACCATGCTGCTAGAAATGGAACGGCTGTACAGCAGATGCGTTCTCCCGGCCCCGACCTCAGACGTAATGAAGGTGCCGTACCGGGCAGAACAGGTATGGCTTGCCATTCGCCACGCCCTGGCATGGCATGACAAGCCGGAGGGCGATCCATGGAATGTGTGCTTTGATAAGCCGCTGAACCGCAGCGACCAGCCGCAGCCGGTAGTAAAACTCAATGAAAAGCAGGAGGCAAAGAAATGAGAAAGATTTTTATGGTGGGAGCATCTGCGGCGGCAAGCGTTTTGCTGATGACGGGATGCAACAAGCAGGTAATTGATTTGACCTACGAATATTCGCAGGCACAGATTAAAATGCCGGATGGAACCGTAATTGAGGGCAAGGTGGATAGCTGGAACGATTATGAAGGCGACCAGTTACAGGTCAAAATTAACGGAACAACATATCTGGCCCATTCGTCAAACGTGGTCCTCTGGCACTGAGCAAGGGCAAAGTTCGGGATCGAGAGGAAGAATTTGCACACGAATCTTGAAGATTTTGAGGTTATGAAGTTGGAGAAAGTGCAATGAGACAGAACGGGAGCAATGTTTATCTGCAACCGTTGCCGGAAGCAGGTATTTGCAGAACGGTTTGATGATGGCCGGTTTGACCAGAAGGCACTGGATGGGTGGGCGCTTGAAACGAGGGACTTCTTTGGAGTTGGTGACTTGTGCCCGGAGTGCTTCAAGGTGTACCGCGAAACGATGGAACGTTTTTATACGGGAGGCAAACGTGGAGCCTGAAAACACCTGCTGCACCTGCTATTACCATGACGCTAAAAGCTGGTTCTGCTATAACGGCCTGTCACCGAAAGGAACGGAGAACACAGACCCAGAGGACACCTGCGAGTTTTACGAAAAGAGAAGCGAGTGCGAAAGCTAACTGCCTGAAAATGGTGGTGGACGGAGGTGTACAGAGCGATGGAGAAAAAAGTCATCATTGAACTAACCGTCGAAGTAGAAAACCCGGATAACAGAAGCGTAGAAGAAGATATTATAGGTGCTTTGAGTGAAAGCCTGCATCACTTTGACGTTGTAAATTACACAGAGGATCCGCCGGTGCGGCCATACTGGGGAAAATACTGCGGAATCCTGAAAGAAGATTACTACGGCTGCCCTATTTGCGGCTACATAACGAACTGGCAACCGGAGACCTGTCCGGTGTGTCACACTCGGCTGGAAATGTGGGATGGAAAAGGTAAAGGAGCTTAAAAAATGGACAGAAGTGAACTTGAAAAGCTGGCAGAGCGCTACCAGCAGAAGGCGGACCGTGCCTTTGAGAACTATCAGGATACCGGCCTCCGGCGCTACGATACAGAGCGTAACAACATGGAGGACCTTGCCGATGCGCTGCGGATGGCAGCAAATGCGGCAGACGAACACGCTGAGCACACAAATATGCGGGGATCGCTTGCTGAGTCTGTAAACGCTGCGCAGAACATCAAATGCACGACAGACCAGGACGACCGTGTGAAGCTGGTGGACAAGCTGGTGGAAGATCTGCTGGCCTATGGCCGGATGCACAACTGGATCGCAATGAAAGGCTGAACGAAACTAATCAAGCTCCTAATCAAGAATTAAGCAAGCCCGTCGTTAAATTGCCGCCCTGACGAGGCGGCAAG